AATATTATAAGATCTATAGGTGTGCATCAACATTCTGATGCACACCTTGATGCACACCCTTTAAATACTTGATTATCAACGTTTTATGAGTAAAAAGTGCAACATTCTCTAAATATCACCCTAACTTTTATATTATTCTATAATAGTTATAGGGGTTTTTTACCCTATGTTGCACTTTCTAAAACCTAAACATCACGTATTCAACGCATTATCTTAATTATAGGGGTGGGCATCAAAGGTGTGCATCAAGATTATTTAGTTGTTTTGATGCACTTTTTTACTATAATGTTGAAGTATTTTTTTATTTATATAAACTTTATCTATAATAATTAGTTGTAACAATAGACAAATCTTATAGTAATAAGCAGCAAATGATAGGATGATTGATTGCTTAACTATTGAGTTGTTAATTTATTCTTTAATAAAGCAAATCAATAAAATAAAGAATTGTTTTAAAGACTTCTAAGCTACTGTATTGGTTGATTACTTATATAGATGTAGCAAGAGAGTTTAAAGCTAACACGCCTAAAGTATAGTGTATTAGGCACTAAATTTTTTAGTTACTATACAGGCATTCTATAAATTATGCAATACTTTAAACACCCCAATCTTTATGCATTTTACACGGATTTGGACTTTGTTATATGGCTTTGTACAAAATTATATTATCTTTGTTATATAACAAATTAAAAAACCCTATAAAATAAGGGGTTCAGGTAAAAAAATAACAGATTAAAATATTATAAGCTATGAAAAAAGAAATAATAATTTTAAGAAACGATTTTTGTAAAGAAACTAAAAATACTTTTACAGAGGATAACGAAAATCCAAGATGGGAATATGTAAATTGGCTTGAAGATAAATTAATAAACCAATAATGGCAAAACTAACTAGAAAAGAATTTGCTGCTCTTTGCCATACAAATCAGCAAGTTATAAATACAAATGTTCAAAGAGATAATTTGGTTGTTGAGTTTAAAAAAATAAATACAGAAAACGCTCAAAATAAAGCCTTCTTTGATCGCTATCAAAAAAAGTTTGACGATGAAAGGAAATCTATTAACCAAACTTATACCGAGGTTGTAAAGACAATTCCAAAACCAAAGAAAAAACCATTGGCCGAACCTTTGCCAACCGTAAAGAAAAAAGCAAAGCCGTCGGGTTCCACGAAGTCCTCTAAAAAAGATCAAGACGATAAAGACACACCCAGTGCCGCTGACTTAAAAAGCCAAGAGGTTATGGATTGGACCTTAAGGAAAAAGCAAGCTGATGCAGAGCTGGTGGAATATCGGGCGGAACATGAGAGGTTAAAAATTGAAAAGATGGCAGGTAAATTAATTCCTGTGGATTTAGTTTTTCAAATATTAAACATTCACAACAAAAGTATTTTTTCAACTTTTCAAAGTGATGCGGAAAATTTAGCCAGCGTGTACTGTGAAATATTGGCGGAAGGTGACAGGACTAAACTCGCTGAAATTATGGATAAACTTTCAATAATTATTAATTTAAATGTGGAAAAATCAAAAGACTTATCTGAAATGGAATTAAACAATGCGATTGCTGAATATTCAGAGACATTAAACAGAGGACAAAGAAAATGATAGCAGATCAATGGAACGAAAAAGTAATGAGTTTCCAAGATAAACTCTATAGCTATAAATCTGTAAAAGAGATTCCTAGCAAATGGATTGAGGATAATATTTTTTTACCCAAAGAAGTGTCCAGATTTAACGGTAGAATGAGCTATGATTTATCTCCATATTGTCGGGAGATTGTTGACACGTTACATCCAAGTGATCCAACTAAAATGGTTGCGGTTATGAAATCCGCTCAATCTGGAATTACTCAAGGTTTAGTGGTCCCTGGGATGGCCTACATAATTTCTGAAAATCCAGATAATTTTTTATTTACTGCTGGAGATAAAGATTTGGCGAAAAAAACAATCCGGGAGCGGTTTGACAATATAATGCAAGCTAGCAGCTTAAAGGATTTAATTAGACCAAACACGATAAGATCAAAAGGACAGAGATCTGGAGATACCGATTTATCTAAAGAATTTGCTGGAGGTTCTGCAATTATAGAAGGAACCAACAACGCTGGTAAATTTAGATTTTTTAGTGTAAAAACGGTTTTTATGGATGACTTCGATGCTGCTCCTAGAAGTGATAAAACAGAAGGAAGTATTAGGAAGCTGGTAGAGGGTAGGCAAACCTCTTATGGTAATCTAGCAAAAACCTACTACATTTCAACGCCTACAGTAAAGCAAACGTCTAATATATACGAGGTTTATATGCAAGGCGACCAAAGAAAATGGCATTGGCTTTGCGAAAAATGCGAAGGTTGGATGCCAACTGATTTTCAAATAAACTTACCTAACAATAAAAGGGCAGGAATAGTTTGGAAAACTGATGAAAACAATAAACTAATAAAAGAAAGTGTAAGATTTAAATGCCCACATTGCGGCAATAAAGTTAGTCAAAAATCAAAGCATCAATTAAACCAAAAAGGTAAATGGATAGCTACTGCCGAGCCAGTTGAGGAAAATTATAGGAGCTATTATATTAATTCGCTTATTATACCTCCTGGATTTTTTAGTTGGGTTGATTTAGTTAAGGAATTTTTAGAAGCGTGTCCACCAAAAAAACCTGTAAATATTGATTTGCTAAAAGTTTTTAATAACGTTAGGCTGGGCTTGCCCTTTGAGGAAAGAGGAGAGGCTCCAAAGATTATGCAATTAATGAAAAACACAGGTAAATATGAAATTGGCGAGATCCCTGATGAATTATCAAAAGAGGATGGAAATGGTGAGATTGTATTTATTTCACTTGCCGCTGATTTAGGTGGTATTATGAATAGTGATGAAGATGTAGAGGATGTTCGTATTGATTGGGCCATATCTGCATACGCTGCGAACGGTGTAAAATATTCAATCGATCAAGGGGCTATTGGAACCTTTAAAAGAAAACATACAAAATCTAAAAAAGAAATTGAAAGCGATGACCAAAGAAAAAAATATACTTACATGCACGGTCAAAAAAATAGTGTATGGCCTTTTTTAGAGAAAATTATAAAGAGTGATTTTATTGGGCAAAGTGGCACGGAATATATTATTAGCATTTCAATAATCGATACAGGACATTTTACGAGGTATGCGGATCAATTTATTAATATTTTTGATGGAAATAATCCTGTATATGGAATAAAAGGAAGGTCGGATAAAAAGTTTAGATCTGACTCAAGAGATACTCCAGCGGTTAAGAGAAGCCGAGAAAATCCTAAACTATATATAGCTGAGGTCGATCAGTTAAAAGACGAGCTTGCCAGTTACATGAAGCTCAGAAAAACAGAGGATGGAACACAGCCAGCAGGGTTTATGAATTTTCCAACTCCTAGGGATGGCAAATATAGTTTTAAGGATTATTTTAAACATTTTGAAAGCGAGCAAAGAAAGGAGATAAAAGAGAACGGTCAAGTTGTAGGATACAAGTGGGATAAAAAAACTACAATGATTGAAAATCACTTTTGGGACGTTGAGATCTATAACATTGCCGCTCCTTACATCTACATGGATTTAATTAAGCGAAGCAATCCTTCAAAATTTAGGCATTTAGATTGGGCTAGCTTCGTGGAGTTTGTTGGGGATTGATGAAAATAGTCGTAAACTATATAATAAAAAAATCACTATTAACAAATTTTGTACTATATTAGCAATCTGAATATTAATAATTAAAAACCCGTAAGAATGAAAAATCTTAAATTTATGCTTTCGCTGGTTATTTGCTTTATGCTATCGCCAGCGGTTTCCGCCTTAAATGACGAAACAAAAGAATTAAAAATTGAAGTTGTAGACTTTGAAAAACAAGTGTCTCAGGATGCTGCTTTTGAAAGCAATGCCGATTTTAATTTTGATGTAAAAATTTTAGAATCCTTTGGACTCGACCAATTGCAACCGATGCAAAAAACGCAATTAATAAAGTTTCAAATGATTTTAAAAAATCAAAACTTGCTAAATAAACGATTAACCAATAGCAAGAAAAACTTTACTTATAAAAATTTACTTCAAAAAAGAGTCAAACTAATTAGGTTGAAATTTGAAAGGATTTATTCTAATAAACTAAAAAACTTAAAAGCTATAAATTCAAATTGTAACATACCGCATATTGATCCCGGTTTGCGAAAATAAGAAATTTATAAAAAAAATAAAAAGCTATTGTTAACCTCAATAGCTTTTTTTTATTATATTTGCTTTTATGGGAATAGTAGTTTACACCTTATCTGAATACATAACATCAAGAGAAACAAACAAGGCGAAGATTGAAGCTTTACAGATTTTAATTGATTCCATGTATGCTAAAATGATTGATGCCATCGATGACTCGGGAACAGCTTCTTATACTTTAGATGATGGGCAAATGAAGATTAGTACAGAATTTAGGTCTTTAGATCAAATAATTAAAGGAATACAAGCTTTAGAAACTCAGCTACAAATGTATATTAACCGCTATAACGGCCGCACAACGATATTGAGAGGTCGGTTAAACTATTAATTTATGGCTTGGAATGACTTTTTTAAAAATAAATCTGATAAACCTAGCGAAGATATCGGCAAAGATGCTCAGCAAAGCGAACTAAAAAAATTAGATCCTAATAGTTTTGGAGGTAATTACATGCCTGCTTTTCCTAGAACCAACAACCTAGTTTATTCTGCCGCTTTTGATGGTGAAAAAACTATTGGAGAGCTTGGTAATATTTACGATTTAAAACCTGACCACTTAAAATTAAGGCTTCGAGCTTATGAATTGGATCTTAAAACTGATTTAGTTAAGCTAATTACTGGTAAATTCTTTAAATGGTGCGTTGGTACTGGTTTAAAGTTTGAATATGAGCCAGACAACGAGGTTTTGCAGTTATTAGGTTATCAGCAAGTAAGTGAGGATGATATTAATAAAAAAGAAAGGCTTTTTAATCTTTGGGCTAAATCTAAATTAAGCGATTATTCGGGAAGGCAAAATTTACACG